TGATGCTGCTGCTTATGATGCTTATGCTGCTTATGCTGCTTATGCTGCTGCTTATGATGATGCTGCTGCTGCTGATGATGCTGCTGCTTATGATGCTTATGCTGCTGCTGATGATGCTTATGCTGCTGCTGATGATGCTAGAAAAAGAAATCAATTAGCGACTGCCGATATATGTAGAGAAATATTAACGGAAACGATATTTGAGAAATTAGAACTATGAGCCAAGTATTAACAGAACTATTCCAGGAATTCAATAAAATCTATTCTCCTGACTCAAAGAAGAAACAGGCGAAGAAAATTTACAATTATGATTAAGGAGAAAGTAATAACACAATTTATGGGACGATTTGACACTCCGCAAAAAGCTTGGCAAGCTTCTCATAGTGGCGATTGGATGTTATGGTTAGCGCAAAGATTAAATATAAACAAAAGACTGTTAACCTTGGCAAAAGGAAAATGTGCTGAAACCGTCCTTCATTTAATGAAAGATGACCGGAGTAAGGCTGCTATAAACGCCGCTATTGATTACGGTAATGGATTGATTGATGATAGGCAACTTACTATTGTTTCTTGTGCAGCGGGTGGTGCTGCTGGTGAATTAGCAGAATCTTCTTCAGCAGAGTTTTCTGCTCATGCTGCTGATATTGCTTCTTGCCTTTTTGGCGACTCCTATTATTCTGCCTATTATGCCGCAAAGGCTAGCGCAGAGGCAAATGCTGATTCTTATTATGCAAGCACACAGCCGGATGAGGTTGCCAGAAAGCGAAACGAACTAACCACTGCCAATATATGCAGGGACATTTTAACCGAATCTGTATTTGAAAAACTATAATTATGAATCAACTCACAGAACTATTCCAGGAATTCAATAAAATCTATTCTCCTGACTCAAAGAAGAAACAGGCGAAGGGTAAAGAAGATACAACGGACAAGCCAAAAGCAGGAAGTATTATTATGTATGACCGTCAAACAAAAAAGAATCAAAATGAAAGGGACTTATAAAGGGTATTCAACGACGTAAAAGACCTTGTTACATTTGAAGGGGACAGTATTGATCGGGCAAGGTCAGCCTTTGTGGATATGGTTGATGATTACATTAAACAACTTAAAGAACTAGGACGATGAAAAGAAGGCATTGCAGGATTTGGACTATAATGTATTTGGTGAACAACAGCTCTGCACATTGCATTCTTATGACACAGGGGGTATATGTATCAATTGTGGTATAAGAATTCAGTTCTAAATTTGCCTAATACAAAAGATATTTGTACATTCGTTTAAAGAAAAGATTATGGAATTAATAATAAAAGATCACAATTATGTCCCCGGCAGTATAAGTTTTGCGTCAGGATTTTTAGGCCCACAAGGTGATGTTGGGTTTTTTATGGAAGCCGATTTTAATAAAGCTAAAGAGATTATTAAAGCACTGATAAAAAATGATCGTGAAATTAACCGTGTAGAAATGGGACTGGATGGTGATTGGGGAATCAACTCTATGGTAATATATGAGGATCAAAAATATTACGAATATGATTGTTATGGAACTTCAATGTGGGCAGAACCTATTATTGTAGTTTATTTTGACTCTGGATTTTCAGAATCTTATGCTGTTTGGAAAACAAAAGGCAAGACTCAAAAAGCAATATCATGACACAGCTATCTAAATACGAAGACTTCCAAACTTGTCTCAATATAGCTAAAGGATGCCATGATTATAATGGTGGCTATTTAAGAGATCAAGAACAATTAGAGGCCTTCCATCACGGAATTGAAACGGTTGTTAAAAGTATAAAATCATTAACCAAAAATGGATTGGTTGGTGATCAACTACAGACATTACACTCAATAGGTAAAAAACTAAACCAACATGGATAATAACGAAATATTAAAGGCATTATTTGATTTCCAAAAGGAATGTAAATCTATAAATTTGGATAGCGAAGTTTCATTTGGAAAAACAAAATTTAAATACGCATCCCTGGCTAATATAGTTAAAACTATTAAACCAGTACTTGATAGAAAGAATCTTATGTTCTTTCATTCAACTGAGAAAGATGGGGCGGTAAAATGTCATATCTACCATGTTGAATCAGGTCAATCAATGGAATGTGAATTATTAATTCCAAACGCAGGAGATGCAAAAGCTATAGGTGCTAATATTACCTATGCAAAGCGTTACACATTATCTGCTTTACTTGGCCTTATCACTGAAGAAGATAAAGACGTACAGCCTATGGAAGAGAAGAAATCCAAATTAACGGACGATGCCTTTAAGAAGGCTTGTGAACGAATAAAAGCAGGTGAACAAAATATAATGATTCAATGTGAAGCGCATTTTGCACTTACGCCTTCACAAAAATCACAACTTGTCAACTTATCAATGCAATATGGACTTTCTTGATCTTGAGATAGCAAAAGCGAAAGACCAGCAGACCGATAATTGGTTTGAAGAACGAAAGGGGCGACTTACTTCATCAAGATATGTTGATATGATGTCTATGAGAGCACCTGGCACAAAAACCCGAAGGGCGCGCCTTAAAAAGCAACTGGACAAAAAAGAGATAACTCAGAAAGCATACAACGCTGAAATTTCGGACTGTGTGGCTATTGAAAATGCAGCCCGTTTTGGTGATGGTTGCATGACTTACATCTATGAAAAAGTTGCTGAAATACTTACTAATTCATATCATATTAAAACCTCTCAAGCTACGGATTGGGGTTTAGATTATGAACAAGAAGCACAAGATTTCTACGAAAAAAAGACAGATAACCAAGTTACCCAAGTCGGGTTTATTACCTATGGTGACTATGCAGGGGGTAGTCCAGATGGATTAATTAATGATGACGGAATAATAGAAATAAAATGTCCTTTTAACCCGGCTAATTATGCAAGAGTATTAATCACTAAAGAGGTTCCTAAACAAGATATCTTTCAATTACAAGGCAATTTAATGGCCACTGATAGGAAGTATTGCGACTTTATAAGTTATGATCCAAGAGTGGTTGAAAAATCTCTTAGAATGGTTGTTATACGGGTTAGAAGGAACGAAGAAATAATTGAAGCAATCAAGGATAGAATTAAAGAAGTGGTTGAAAAACTGCACCAGATAATAAAGGAAATTAAATGAATTACTTTGCAATCCCAGGTTTTACCAGATCGTTTAATATTTACACCGATAACGAGAAGTTTGATGTCCTGATGAAAAACATATCTAAGGTTTTTGATGTGGATAAAGAGCATATTATAGGAAAGGTTAGAAGGCGTGAATATGTAGAACCAAGGCATTGTTTAATATTTATGGCTTGTAGTCTTACTTCATTGTCATTGGAATATATTGGAGTTAAAGTAGGGGGTCGGGATCATTCAACTATAATTCATAGTCGTGAAAATTTCTATAATTTATGTCTTACGAATATAAACATAAGGAATTCTCTGAAAAAAGTTTGTAAGCTAGTTAATGTGAGATTTGATAAGGTATTCTATGGCAAGCCAATTGCGGATATTAAGACGCATAAATTTAAGATTCTTAATCTTGTTGCCTCTCAGGGGCCGAAAGGATCAATAGAAATCATGGATAAATTAGACTTTCAAGAAGAAACCAATATACATTCTAGATTATTTAATCTTAAACGTGATGGATTCATTAAAATGATAGGTACTATATCGTCACATGACCCGCCTAAATTTGACATAACAGCTAAGGGCTATCAATATTTAAACCGATGTACGTAAAGGGGGATAAGATACGAATAGAACATCCCACCAAAGGCACTTTTGATGCTGTCTACGACAAGAAAATAGGCCCGTCAACCCATTGGGTTAAAGTGGCAGGTAAGCTAACACTCAATAAGCAAACATACTATCCTGATGATTTTTTATTTATAAATTTTGAAGAGTGTAAAGTAGAGAAATTATGAACGTTGGAGATAAAGTTGTTTGTATTAAAACTGTAAATACACTTGGTATTAGTGCAGGCAAAGAATATCTAATCTATAGTGTAACTAAATGTTGTAGCATAATATCTATTTATGTACATAAAAATATGAATGGGAGCACTACCTGTACTACTTGTGACAGAGATTTACGTAGTTTTTATGCAAATAGTAAATTTTTCGCACCCTTAGAAGATTGGCAACAAGCCGAAGAGGCGGTAGAAGAGTTACTTGAAACGATTGAAGTTTAGATTATGGAAGACATATTTGATTTAACAGCAAACCAGCAACGTGCTTTTAATAGATTAAAAAAGGCTTATAAAGATTGTGAAAAAGAAGGAATAAATTTTGTCAATAGATACGGCTCGCTATATGCTTATGATGCTAAAAATATTAGTGGATTTGGAGATTCCCATATTCATGCCTATGGTGATAATGAGGTTGCAGTAATAGACATAGTGAGAGAAGGACAATATATTAATATTCCTTCGGAGTGGTGTGATGATGATGGTTGTCACTACTATGGATTAACAGAAAAGGGTTTTAAATTGTATGAAAATAACAGATAGCCCCGAATAAAAGACTATATTTGTAATGCACACTTAGACCAGGACATGTTACAAAAACTTTTTTCATAGCCCCGAAAACGTGTCATCTTACTTCCTGGTAAGTGTGCAACATGTTGGAAGGGCTTTTTGATTAATTTAATTTAAATATTATGAGTGAATTAGGATGGTTTTTTACAATCGTGCTTACGATTATTGTTATTATTATGTGTGCTATGTTTGGCTTACCAAAATATCAGGTTTGGAGGTCAAAGGTTAAGATTGAAAGTGCTGAAAATTTTGGGCGTGCTGAAATGGCAAAAGCAGAACAAAATAGAAAGATTCTTATTGAAGAAGCAAAGGCAAATTTAGAATCTCAAAAATTAAATAGTCAGGCAGAAGTTGAACGCGCAAAGGGAATGGCGATAGCTATTGAGATAGAAGATGGGAAATTAACTGATAAGTATATACAATATTTATGGGTTAGAAATATTGACAAAATGGATGGTGATAAGATTTACATACCAACAGAAGCAAACTTGCCTATCCTAGAAGCAAAAACCAGGATAACAAATACAGTAGAATAGCCTATACTATTTAACGGTGAATGAGCAGAAGTTAAACGGCTATGAATTATCAAGGGATTGGTTTGACTTCTGTTTTGAAAATCCAGAACGAACAAGGCCAATTCACACGGCAATATATTTCTTTGCTATAGAGCATTGTAATAGATTAGGATGGAAAGAAAAATTTGGCTTTCCTTCACAGATGGTTATGGAAGCAATTGGGGTTAAAAATTGGAGAACATATTCAAAAGCATTCAATAAAGTGGTATCAATACCTACAGGCGGTGATCGTTTAAAGTTGGCTTTGGATAAATACGTGAATAAAGATTCATCATTAACATTGATTTGTGATGATGTATTTACAACAGGAAATAGTATGTACACTATGTCAAAAAAAATTGATGAACCTAGTGTTGGGGCGGTAATTTTTGCCAGAACACTTACTCCGCGATGGATTTACGCAGTATTTGTAATGAGTTAATAATGATTATAGAACATTTGCGACAAGAATTTGAATCAACATTTGATCTATTATCGGAATTAAATACAGAAGAAAAATGTGTTGATTATTTAGCTCAATTTAGATGGAATGGTAAACCTATTTGTCAATATTGTAATCACGATGTTTGCTATGAATTGAATTTAACCAATCGTGGCAAGCGATGGAAATGTAAGAAATGCAGAAAGCAATTTAGTATTCGTATTGGTACACCATTTCAAGAAAGTAAATTACCCATTCGTAAGTTATTTGTTGCACTTTACTTATCCCCTGAAGGAATAAGCACCCATCAATTAGGCCGGGTTCTGAGTATAAGCCAAAAATCAGCATGGTATTTAGATAAAAAAATTAAGAATAACTTTATTGCAAATGAAATGACTGAAAATAGTATTTATCAATTTTATGACGATAAATGTGATGATGCCACTAAACGCTTTAATGAAGCTATAGATGTAGTTGTTGAAACCTATGAAAAAATTGCTAGGTATTACAATATTTTATATGCAATGGAAGAATAAAAGACTATATTTGTAATGTGACGAAACGAAAATCATTTGAACATAAAAATTAAGCCGAACGGAAGGTAAAAACTTTCTTGCATCGTTTTGTCACAACCTTTTTAGTAGGCTTTTATATTATGAAGTTCTTAGAAAAAGATTTGGAAGATATTATCTGGGACAATATCAAAGATAAGGAATCAATTGAAAACCTTATAAATAAAGGATTCCCTATTTATTATCCTAATAAAATATTCAGGCAATTCAAAATAGGAGCTTATGGGATTGCTGATGTAATTACGTTTGAAAGGCCACGATGGAATATTAAAAAAGAACATGCAATACCTGCTACTATTACAGTTTATGAATTAAAAAAGGATTTAGTTAGTACAAATACTTTTTTACAAGCCCTTAGATATATTAAAGGAATCAGGAATTATTTAGAAAAAAGAGAATTCAAATATCCTGTTACATATAAAATTATCTGTATTGGTTCTGATGTTAATATGGACGATGATATTATATATCTGGTTGATTTCCTGCTAAATTCTAATACTTTAATTTTTGAAATATATACTTATGACTATTCAATTAATGGCATAGGTTTTAATAAAGAAGGAGAGTACAAATTAAAATACGAAGGTTTTTAATAATGAAAGACCCTGCTGCATTAGTCTATATTGACAAATGGATTTCAGCCACTAAAGGCATGAAAGGAGCTGAAAAAGGTTGGTATTTTGATCTAATATTACATCAATTTGATAAAGGTTCTATCCCTTCCGATTTGGATGAATTAGCCTCCATTTGTGCAGTACGTCCTTCTGAATATAAACTGTTTGAACAAGTGTTTGAACAAGTGCTTAAACAAAAATTCGAGTTGAATGATGAACAGCGTTATGAAAATGGATTTGCAAAAGAGATAATTCAACGACGACAAAAGTTTGTTGAGAAGCGAAGTTCTGCCGGGAAAATTAGTTATATAATGCGCTATGCAAGGAAAAACTTTAAGCTTAACAAGAAGAAAGAACTGTTTTTAAAAGAGAAAATTGACCTAACTATTGACCTTAAAAATGAACAAGTGTTAAAACATATGTTAGAACAAAAACTTGAACTATATATAAATGTAGATGAAGATGTAAATAAAGATAATATTAAGAAAGGTGTGAATTTATTTTTTAATACAGAAACTTTTAAAAGTAAATGGAAAGATTGGCGGGAGTATAAAAATGATGAATTTGAGTTTAAATACAAATCCAAGCAAAGTGAACAAGCTACATTAACTGAATTATATAACCTATCAGGAGAAAAGGAATCAATTGCAGTTAAGATTATAGACAGATCAATGGCGAAAGGATGGAAAGGATTTTTTAAGCTTAATGATGAAAATAATAAACAACCAAAACCTAAAGTAAAATTGAGATGAAAAAGATATTAAGAAAACTAGCTATTTTGGATGAGTTAACTGGAGAAAGCGATTACCCGCTTATAATCTGTACATGTAGTGATTTATCTGGCACGGTCAGAACCGACAACCTTAAGGAAATATTTAGTTTTAATTGCAAAAAGGAATTAAATAAGAAGCTGACGAAATTAATCATGAAAAAATTGTCATGAGTTACATTGACGACTACATACTATCATTAGAACAGGCTAAGAAGGTTCCTGGAATTGTTCCGATGGATTACGAACAGGCGATGAAAACAGTAATCAAGATTGGGAAAGCATTAAATAAAAAAGAACCTGTGTTTAACATTGATAAAGACAACGAACACATATTCAAAAATCTGGTTAAATACTTTCATAACGATCCATCATTTGACGGTAGTTTGAATAAGGGAATATTTTTACATGGTGTTTGTGGTGTAGGTAAATCCTTAGTGATGTCGGCATTCATTCACTACGTCAACATGATGTCAACTATTACCTGTCCAAATCCATTTCGTAAGTGCATGGAATACACAGCCAAGGAAATAGCAATTGAATATTCTGAAGAAGGGATTAAGATTCTGCGAAACTATTGTAAGCCAGAAATTCTTATTCAGGATTTAGGCTATGAAGGTGATGAAAATATGGAGGTTATCCACTTCGGGCAACGTGTTCAACCCTTGGCAGAACTTATCAGTTACCGGAACGACCTAATGGATAGGGGGCTTTACCGAACCCACTTTACAAGCAATCTAACCCACGAAAACATACAAGAAATTTACAGTGTCCGCGAATGGTCACGGGCAAAAGAAATGTTTAACTTTATAGAAATGAAAGGCAATGACAGAAGATAAAAAAATAATAGAAAGTTTTAATGGGTCAACTTATGGGATTCATATTCAAAAAGAGCCAAGTTGTTTTAACGGAATGGTATCATTAGAAAAATATAGATTTACTGTTGAGAAGATAAAAGAGCCTGTGGAATTATATCGGGAACGACTGATAAAAATTTGGAAACTCACAGATAACTACCACCACACATATCCTCTAATTGAAAAAGCTAAAGAGCTTGGGATTAGTTTAGACAGGCGTGAGTTTGGTATAGATTTAAAATGAAAGGAGAAGATAGACGATGATTATTATAAATGGAGGTAATCCCTTAAAAGATTGTCCTACTGACTGGCATCAAGCTGAAAAATGGTGTGATGATGCGAACAATAAAAGAGCGGATTATCCACAATGGTCATTTGACAGTGGGTTTAAACTTGATTATGATGGTGATCTAATTTCATTGAATTGTAGATTCTACCCTCCGAAAACTCATTATGGTGAAACATGGGATGGAACAGCAACAGTTAGTATTTTTGGAAATAAAGTTGAAGAAAAGAAATTTGACTGTGAAACATTAGAACAATTAAAGGCTGAAGTTGAATCTTATATTGAGAAATTAAAACAGAGGGTTAGACTTCTCACGTAAAAATCACCACACAGCCCACCTAAGTACGATTTAAGACACTTTAACAACTTTTTGGTAGTAGGATACCAAAGCAAAGAATAAACGCTTAAAATGGAAGATTGGATAGACATTAAAGATTCATTACCAGAACACAAAAAAAGAGTTCATGTGAAAACGGAAGACGGTAGAACTGCAAGGGGATTTTTATCATACTGTAAATATTGGCCTGATTGTTATGTAAAGCGTGAGGATTATTGGTGTGTATTCACATCTTTAATACAAAGTTCAGAAGTAAAATATTGGAAATTATGAAATTAATACTATGCCAATAGACCCATATAAGAGATATCAAAAGGATTTCAAACTACATGAGATGTATCCTAATCCTCCAGATGGAACATGTTCTTGTGGTTGTGGTGTAAAATTAACAGGCAGGAGAAAAAGGTGGGCGACTGATGATTGTGTTAAACCATTACTTACCGATTATTGGATCATAAAAGGGGATGTTCAAACTATAAGAAATGAGCTTTCTAAAATTGATAGGTATAAATGTCGTAATTGTGGTATTCAGACTAAATGGGATGAATGGCACGCTGATCATATTGTAGAGGTTGTAAACGGTGGAGGAGGCCGGGGAATTGAGAATTATCAAACCCTATGTATTCCTTGCCATAAAATAAAAACAAAAAGTTTGTTTAAAGAACGCAAAAACCGCCCATAAGGCGGCTTGCGGATTTTATTTTTAACTATACATATAACTTATATGCTATTCTACAAATATAATGTTTTCCATTTAAATAACCAATTAGGTATTTACAAAACTTATTTGTACCTTTGTGTTATAATAAGACGATTATGAAAGATTTAATTAAAAAGATTCAAGCTGATTTAGATAAACACGGGAGCGTATCATTACACCTTGGGGTTGTTACCGAAAGAAATCTTAAAAAACTAAGATTAAAATTTAATGTAGAGAGGAAATATTTTGGGTATTACTCATTCGCAAATAAATAAAGGTCAATGAAATCCAAGCTAGATATTTTCAACCGAAGATTAATAACAGGAATAATCATAGTATTGATGATTACCGCAGTAACATCAGGGGTTTTATTACAGCCTGAATATGGCAATCATAATCGTCAGCCCTTAACTGCGGGCGTAGATAATGGGAGGGAATCATTAAAAGTGAAACCCTCCCCTATTTACGTACATGCAACGATCTATCACGCAACGGTAGCACAAACAGATAGCACCCCTTTTGTAACTGCAAGCGGATTTAAGATTAACAGGCGACACCCTGAAAAACACAGGATTTGCGGGGTAAGCCCAGACTTACTAAAACCAAAAGGCCCATTTGAATATGGCGATACTATAAGAGTTAAGAAATGTGAAATGATTTACAACGGCCTATGGATAATCCAGGATAAAATGAACAAGAGGCACACAAACTCAATAGACTTTCTTGTTGGGAAAGGAATGATTTGGGTAAGTATGGATTCAGTAATAATTGAACTGTTTAAAGTGTAAGATGAAAGTATATCTGTCAGACGCTAATCATTTATTCAGAAAACTAAACCTTGTCACCCTTGATGATGCGCAAGGCACGTATGATATAATGTATTGTGAAAACTGTGGAATTAAAGGTAAGTGCAGGGATTTACATTCAATCGAAATAGACGGTAGGAGCAAGATTAAAGCTCTTAGATGTACTCAAAGTAAAGAAGAATTTGATAAGCAAACTGCGATAAATAAATATAACAACGATTCTAAAGAATCAGATATACAATGTCCAAAATGCAAGAAAAATGTGCGCATTTTAGATGAATGGATGGAAGAGGGGCAAACAGAAATAACCGCTGTAACCGCTGTATGTCCATGTGGGTTTGATGGTCTTATACATTTAACTAACCCACTATGAGAACAGAAGAAGAAATAAGAGCAGAAATAAGAGTTCTTGAACAAAGAGCGGCTAAGTATCGCTTAAAAGCCGAAACCGAACCTCGGAGAGAATTAAGAGATAATGCCAAGGTAATGTCCGATTTGTATCTGGCCGAAAGAAATACGCTTAAATGGGTACTAAACGAAAAAGACAACTAAGATGGAATGGATATCAGTAGAAGAAAAATTGCCTGAAAGAACATGTAACTGCCTTGTTGCATATACTAATAATTCGCAAAGTGTTGGAGTAGCATATTTTCATAAAATTCACAATTTTATGCACATCAGAACAGAAAACCATTACTATACAGTCACCCATTGGATGCCATTACCCGACCCACCTAAACCCAAACAACCATGAGCGCAAATATAAAAGTAAACAGAAGAATACTCTATGAGAAAGTTCAAGAAATTATAGGCAACGGGGTAATTGAAGGCGAAGAGGTGGATCTTACATCTAAAAAAGTTCTTGATGAAATCTGGACAATTATTAACTTCTTGAATTTACCCTTCAAAGAAAGACTCAAGGCCAAGATGCCTAGTGAGAAGGAGATAGGCATGAAATGGCCTACTGGTGTTCAAATTGAAGATGAAATTAAACGACAATTAGAAGATGAATGGTATTACATTGGTATAAGGGCTTGGGGTTTTGAAACAGGATTTAAAACGGCTTCTGATTATTTTAGAAATAAAGTAATTAAATTACTGGCTCAAATCTAAACTACTGGAAGAATGACAATAATTAACTTAGAAATTACCACCTACCTTTTTGCTCTGCAAATTATGGAAAATATCAAAACTCGTAGAGCATTATTTGCAATCGTAATCACCAAATCTATGATCAGCATAGACTTATTTTACTTAGGATTTAACTACTATAGAACATGATACTAAATTACACAGCAGCACAAAAGCGCAGAGATCAACAAGGGATCAGAAACAACCTGTTAGAAGCGATCCTTCACGACATTAAGCAAACTTCAGATGAAGAGTTAACAATCTCACCCAACAGGCCATTAATTCCTTACGAAGTCCGAGCATTAAGAACCAAGGGGTTCACAACAAGGTTAAAACACAACGGCACAGAATATCTAATTACTTGGCCAAGGCATTAAACAGATGAAACCAAAATATTTCATTAAAACATACTATGAGCATAAAGAAGGGTTTCACCATAAACAACCCGTTAAAAAGCTAAACGGTAAGGAATATCATCAATATTCACAGGATAGCTATGAAAGAAAAAATTGGGGGGATATTAAGCTTAAAAGTCATAAATATACCGAAGCCCTAAGAATTTGTGATTCAAATCTATGGCTAGACGAAAAACTGAAAGAAAACGGTCTTAAAGTTATCTACGATTTCCTATTGAAGCAAGAAGGATCAGGATCATGCACAAAATTATTTCCTTTTGAAGTATTTTTAATGAATGATGGTTTTGAAATGGTTTCCTTTTGTGAGCTTAATGCATTTAGCCCAGGCGTAACTTTATGGTTAGACAAAAATAATAAACCGTTAGGGCTGTCCACTAACAGGCTATATAAGAAAATAGATCATTTAGTGTATTTAGGATTTGGCCGCGGGAAAGGTAATGGGAAATTCTACTTTCAAACATCTGTAGATAAACGTTTTTACTTTGAAGTAGACAATGAATTCACCAACTATGATAAAGCAATAAATGCTGAACTGGAACCGATGCAAGAAGATATGGTATTCCCTAATGAATAGAATTTCGTATATTTGCGATTATGCCCAGACCCCCTTTAATAGTTAATGGACAAAAAGTTTGTACAAAGTGTGGCCTATTGAAAAGTGTTGAATTTTTTAATAAAGATAAAAGGGCAAAATCGGGGCATCAGTCACCGTGTAAAGTTTGTCAATCAAAATTTTATTGGGATACCCGGGATAAGTATAGGCTACTAAAGAATAGCAATCCTAAATATGCTATCAAAATGAGAGAGTATTACTTAAATAATAAGGATGCTATCAACACATATAAAAGGGAGCGGTATAATTCTGAAGAAGGTAAGGCGCTTGTAAAGGCTGTGAATCAAGAAAGAAGGTCAAAAAAAAGATCAACTTCAGATGGCACAGTGACGGGGGGATTTATTATACATCTGTTAAAAGAACAGAATTATAAATGCGCAATAAGTGGTAAAGATATAAGTAATGGCAACTATCACTTAGACCACGTAATTCCACTATCTAAAGGAGGAACACATACATCAAGTAATATACAATTATTACAGCCTAGTACTAATATGTCTAAAAAGGATTCCATCTATGAGGCCAAGTAAATATTCAGAAGATATTCCTGATAAAGTAGTTTCCTTTATGAAGCAAGGATATTCTATTGAGGAAATATGTCTTGAACTGAATGTTGCGAAGAAGACTTTCTACAACTGGTGTAAGAAACACGATGAGTTATTACACGCTAAAAAAAGAGGGACAGACTTTTCACTAGGCTGGTGGATGAAAAATGCACGGGAAAACCTTGAAAACCCTAAGTTTAATGCAACCCTGTTTTATATGAATATGCGCAATCGTTTTGGATGGGCTGACAAGAAAGAAATTGATCATACTACAGGCGGCAAGCCAATAACCATCCATGTGATACCTGATGAAGAATAATATAAAAAAAACTACGGATTTTCAAGAATGGTCTACTTCTTTAGAGGCTACATTTCGTGATTTAGATTACATAAGAGCATTATATAAATCAATACTTGATAATGTAGAAGGTGGCCATCTTATACCACCATATCAATCAATGCCGACCGACTGTGAACGTGCTATTTTAAGAATCAGTGAAATTAAGATCAGAATAAATAATCTGTATGACAGATTTTATCTTGATGCCCATAAGAATTAGGAAATAATGAATGAAGCTCACCAAAAAGCAGACCGTAGCCACCAAGTATCTCGCCGACAAGACAACGACTGAAATACTTTTCGGAGGCGGAGCAGGTGGCGCGAAAAGTTCTCTTGGTTCATTGTGGCTCATAGATCGCTGTACACGCTTTCCAGGCACTAGATGGCTAATGGGTAGGTCAAGGCTTAAAACACTCAAGGAAACTACTCTAAACACCTATTTTGACATATTCAAAAAGTTAGACCTTGACCCTAATATTCACGATTACAACCAACAGAAAAGCACTATTTATTATTCCAATGGTAGTGAGATCCTTCTCAAAGACTTATTTCATTATCCTAGCGATCCACATTATGATGAACTTGGATCATTAGAGATTACCGGGGCATTCTTGGATGAGGTCAATCAGATAGACGAAAAAGGGTGGAACATCGTTAAGTCAAGGATCAGGTATAGGCTGGATGAATATGGGCTTACACCGAAGATATTAGGTAGCTGTAATCCTACTAAGAACTGGGTGTATTCACGGTTCTATAAGCCTTGGAAGGACGGTACTTTGCCCGAATATAGAAAGTTTGTACAAGCTCTCTTATCTGACAATCCGTATATCTCAGAACATTACCGGGAGAACTTACTGACACTAGATGAGATCAGCAAACAACGATTGCTTTTTGGTGAATGGGAGTACGACGACGACCCGCGAACATTAATTGACCGGGATTCAATTGAAGATTACTTTAAGAATCAGCACGTTGAACCGGGCGAAGACTACATTACCGCCGACATAGCAAGAAAAGGCCGTGACAGCACGATTATACGTGTCTGGGATGGGTTTACGGTGATAGATCGCAAGGAGATGAAGATATCATTAATCACTGAATCGGCGGCAGAAATCAGGAAGCTTGCCAATATGTACAAAGTACCCATGAGTCAGGTGATAGTGGATGAGGATGGGATCGGATCGGGAGTTGTAGATATATTAGAATGTAAAGGGTTCGTCAATAACTCTAGAGCCTTAGATGAGCAAGGACAATCGGTAAATTACGATAGTTTAAAAGCACAGTGTACCTTCAAAATGGCTGGCAGGATCACACGTAAAGAAGTGTATGAAGAATGTACTGATGTGGGGTTACGAGAAAGGATCATTCAGGAAATGGAGCAGGTCAAGCAGCGTGACATAGACAAGGACGGAAAATTGAGAGTAGTACCCAAAGAGGATGTAAAGGCCAATATCGGGCGTTCTCCTGACGAATGGGACAGTATTATGATGCGTGAATGGTTTGAATTACAGCCTAGCAGTGTAATGATGTGGGGGTAGGTCCTATCTGGACCATGGTTTATATTCCTTATTATCAATGATTTAACAATGTTAATTAAAGTAAAAACGATTAAAAATAGCTGTTTGAGGTCCATGGTTGATAATCAATAAGTTAAAAACCTTAGTCAATATTGGTCGGCAAAGGGTGGAGCATGTTTTTATTTGCCTTTGGCAGATGTGGGGATAATGTTGTATATCTCGTTGACCAAGTGTCAAAGGAGAAACGAAATCGTCAAGGGAGACAGACTTGGCGGTTTTTGCTTTTATAGGCCACAATCATACAGATATGGCCCAAAAGATATTTAGTGAACCATAAATGGCCTGCAAAAAAAGTAGTATATTTGTGAATAAGGCTACCGCTCTGAGATATGAGAATAATTAAAAAGCCCATCTTAATAGGTGGGCTTTTTTGTTGCTTGCATATTACAAATTAGTTTTGTACCTTCGTAGAGTGGTTGGATATAAAAAGGCGAGAAAGGAGTTATGGTAAATATGGGATTCGTTCTCGGCCTTCCTCCAACACTGGGGAGTGTGCTTTGATTAATAGGATGTAACAATCTGTTCCCAAAGTAAAACCGACTGAACCATGCGGGTATAAAATCCTGCTCCAACCACTTTTAAACAACGATTATGCAAGTAACTATAAAAGAGAAATTACTAGTTCCAGAAGAAATTATCCCAGCCCATGAATCTGAGGTTGAGAAGGAGAGATTTCATGAATGCGATAAATGCGAAGAAAAGATAGCACACGGCAGCCATAGTGCCGATGAGTTTACATTTGAACTTGTGCAGGGGTTTAGATACCCTGGATCAGGGGACGGCCAGACAGAAGAAATGGAACTTTGTACTATTTGCGCTAACGAACTGGTTACTTTGTTAAAAGCTAACGGGTACAGAATTATTAAAAGTAAATGGAATTATTAATAGCAGTAATGCACTGTGTAACTAAACGATATAAGAAATGGGACGGGAAATAAAATTTAGAGGGAAACGAAGAGATACTAGAAAATGGACTTATGGTAGTATATTTGGAATGAAACTATGAAATCACAAGAACTTAGAATTGGCAATTGGGTAGATTTTGAATATGGTGAAACAGAAAGAACCTATGGATTTGAAACGCAAATAGAGGATGCAGAAGATTTGGTTCAAATTGAACACGGGAATATGAAATGTAGGGCAATCCCCCTCACCAAAGAATGGTTGGAGAAGTTTGGGTTTGTCAAAAAAACGCACAGCTACACCAAGGATAGAATAAGCATTAAAGAACAACGAAAGGGTTATTATTTTTATCATACTGGAATGGAGATCAAATATGTCCACCAAGTCCAAAACCTTTACTATGCCCTTACAAACGAAGAACTAACTTTGAAAGATGAAACCGTAATTAAAGATTAGCTATGGATTTATTAGAAGCTAGAAGAGAATATTTAGATTGGTGTAATACACTTACAAATAAACAAGCATATGCCCTTAAATTACTTATTGGCAAGAAAGAAATGAGACAGGAATATTTTGAAAAGACGATACACTGGAAAACACAAGAGAGTTTACGTGTGAAAGGTCTTATTTCAGATTATGCAACAGGTCATGGATTGTATATTCGTATTGTTCCTGATGGAGAGAAAGCACTTATGGAGTTTGAAAAGAAAAGATGAAATATCTACTTCTTAGCCTACTGTTCTCATGCAGCTATCAACACACCTACATAGTCAATGTAACGCATTCAGACGGCGTTTCTGAGTCAGATACATTGTACGTTAAAAGCTCAAAGCCCCGGACGAAATTCTGCATAAAAGATAGCTGCTTTATAATCTGCGAAAAACAGGAAAGGACGGTCTTCTGTGATGTTGCCGAATGGGAATTAATAAAGCAACCCACAAACAAAAGATAGTTCTTGGTTAGTACAAAGATATTTTGTATATTCGCAGTATGAACATTAAAGATAGCTATGGGAAAGACATCCAAAGAATGGTTTGAACAATTACCAGAGCCTCACAAGGTGTGGTGTATTAGAGAAAGTAAGGATTTAGAGGAAATTGTAGATTCATTACATGATGCAATATTCAGATGTTGGTGGAATAAGTCATCTCAAGGCAATGGTTATTGGGTTCGTCTTCACAAGAGTGCCAAAGCAGGAGACTTTGGCAAGAAATCAATTGAATATGTTCACGGGGCTGAGTTTACAGCTGAAATTAATAGGAAATATTGTGAGGGGAAGGTGCATGTTAGTTCACAAGGTGTTTTTTTATGCAATGACACTAATGGAAGTGAGTGGGGGCTAAAGAATACATTTGGATATTCACAACAATGGAGAATAGTAGATCAAGACGGCGATCCCAATTCTGATTTTTATCACGTAAGAAAATTAATAATAAAAAATAATGAAATACCTAAAAAGAATCCAACAAGACAAAGAATCCAAGGGCAAAGATTTTCTAAACGGAAGATCAAAATTAAAAGCGGAAGCCGACCTTCTGGAATGCAAACAACAACTGGCCGAAGCAGAACAAAAATTAGACGATCTGAAATCAGCGGAAGAAGACTTTTCCTTGACGGCGATCGGGGAAACGATGGTTGAAATTGCCGACATCCAGAATGCTTTAGAGGTTATGGAAGTGGCCAATAAAGAACTGTTCTAAAAATGAACGGGAAAAGAGCTAAACACACAGAGATGAAACTGGAATTAAAGCACCTTGCCCCTTATTTGCCTTATGGATTACAAGGAAGAACTAATAATGGCAAACAATTAATAACCCTAAAGAGAGGTAATATCGGGTACTTTCAAAGTCCATATTTACACCCTCTTCCCGACCTCACCAAAGAAATAGAACACAATGGCGAGAGGTTTGTGCCTATAAATCATGAAGGCGTCAAGCCTAAGCATATGAGTTGGTATTTGTCTGTAGGCAGTATTAATCCAGAAGCGGACTGGCTATATGAAGAAGAGGGGAAACCTGTACCTAAGACGGTTATGATTAAGACAGGTGGAAACGCAGGAGTGGATATTGAGAATTGCATGGCAATAATGGAAAAACTCTTTGAATGGCACTTTGATGTATTCGGGTTGATTGATGCCAGGCTGGCAATAAACATTAACACACTAGATAAATGACAGACCTGGAAAAACTTAAAAAGACCTTTGACGAGATAGGTCAGCCTTATGCGTATGATGAATATAAGGGTCTGCGACAAAGAAAATATTTGGAAGCATCTAAGGAAATATTAGAAGGTGATGGCATGTATATTGAACGTGCCATTACTTTCAACCAAGAAATTCAGATTGAAAATTCTAATTGGGGTTGTGGTGATAGTTATGGTATGAGCTTTTATTTTCTATTTGGTAAAAGAGTTGAATCAGCAATAACAGTATAAATATAATTATATTTGTGTATCATGAAGATTGAATGGGAATATCCCGATGGAACTAAAATACCCGATGAGGAAATTAAAGAATTGTTTCCAAAACACCAACTCACTGAGCGTGATAAAAAGGCTCTAACTGAAACGCGACTGTTAATGCTCATAGAAGATGATGGTAAATTATCATTAGTTGATTATTTAGATAATGTAAAAATTGTGTATCATGAAACCTGAGAAGAGAACGGATAAGAGCATAGAGCCTATGGCCGCTAGTTGGGGGACAGTTGAGAAAAGGAAAAGTCTCACGTACAACATTAAGAAATTAACAAAGAGTATTAAAATACTAGGAGACTCATTAATTAAAGCAAAACATGCTGTAAATTCTCTAGAGGATAAATAAAACTTTGATAAAAATGCAATCATTACATAGAATAATAAAGACTAAAAAGTACGGTGATTTAGAAATAATTTATAATCATGAGGATGGTAAAATATTAATCACAGCAGTTTACTTTGGAAACGACGATAATGAATCTTCAAAGACTAATTGGAATAAAGATAAATTAACGGCCTTAAATAAAATACAAACAGCAATCAATAAAGTCAGTGAAGATTTTATAGCATGTGAAACATTTGATTTAATGGATCAGCTATAAAAAGGGCAATCATCGTATTTAAACAATTTTCCTTACCTTTGCCCGTAAGTGGTATTTGTAGACGATCAAGCAGCGATAGACTTTGTTAAAGCCCATCAAGGCAATGATCCGTTTATTATTGAAGCACGCAAACAATCAAAAACGCTAAACGCATTAATTGAAGGTGATGGATTCTTAGAAGAACTCATTCTTCGTATTGAGCACCTGGAATCTGAGTCTAAATCCAAATCAAGACGTAAATATTCACGATCTATTGTTGATTTCTACCAAAGGCTGTTAACACCTGTTGATAACGTATTTTCAGCAACCGGGGGTAGTCGTAAGTATCTTATTGAAAACGACGATGACAAAGCTGAATTGATAGCCAAAACCATGAATCTTCGCGGTGATAAGTCAATAGAAGAATGGCTACAAACCCAGTGGATGAGGGTTTATCATACTGATCCGAATGGCATCGTCTTCATGGAATATACAACTGAAGAGATTCACGGCGTAGATGATGTTTACCCTACTTATAAGTCAATAGGATCAATAAAAACGTACAGGGTAATAGGACAACGCATTCATTTACTATTGTTTGAACCTAAAGTGTTACCAGAAGGTGCAAAATTATGGCGATTGGTAGACGACGAAAAGGATTATACTATCATTGAATCAGGTGATACTTTTACCGTAGACCAGGAACATACCTTTGAACATCCTTTTTCACGTGTACCGGGAATTGTTAATTCTAATATTCAAAAGGTTGGTGAAGAATTTAAGGAATCACCGATCAGATCAGTAGTAGAGTTGAGCAGGGAATATGCCCGTGATCAGTCTATTAAGACGATCTTTAAATTTCAACAGGGATTTCCTAAGATGTGGCGTTATGAGATGGGCTGTGCGATGTGTAAAGGAACGGGCAAATCAGGCGCATCATCAGAGTCATGTAAGAACTGTAATGGTAAAGGATGGCTTGTTACCAATGATGTAACAGATGTTATACGTCTTAAAATACCCCAAGCGAATGAAACTGTCCTTGCACCTAATATTATGGGCTTTGTATCACCTGATATTGATGCCTGGGATCAGTTTACAAAAGAGCTTGAATTACTTCAGGATATGGCTAGTGTTACTCATTGGGGTACTGTTATAGGGGTATCTGAAGACAGGATCACCAATAAAACTGCAACAGAAATTGTGATAATGAACAAACAGCCTTTGGAAAATAAGCTAGACTTCTATTCATCTACTACGGAGTTTATGGAATTGCAGATTACCAATTTCATTGCAGATTTCTTGCAGCCAACACGCGACAAAGAAGAAAATGCGGCACTTATAGCCTACGGCAGGCGATATATCATTGAGTCAAGCGATATGATCCTTAAGCGTTATGAGATGTCTAAAGACAAGGGAGACAGTACGGTAATCCTTGATAGGTTATATAACGAATGGATCACGGCCAAATTCCACAACGATCCTATTTGGCTGAATGTGTTGGTGAAAAAATCAAACATAGAGCCGTATCTTCATTACACAGCCGAACAGGTGGGAGAGATATTTAACCAGAAGCAAGCACGAAAAAAAGTACAGTTTCGCGACTGGTGGGAAGAACAAAGCAAGGATTTTGTCTTCAAATCAACAGAAAAAGAATTAAAGGCCAGCTTTGATAGCTGGTTTGAAACTAATCAAATAAAAAATAGCGATGAATGAAATTTATGTATGTCGGCACTATCAACTTTTCAGAAATGAGAAAGGATTCACCAAAGAACACAAAACATTACTGATGCCAGCGGCAAAAATTACGAAAGAATGGTATGAGCAAACCAATGCAAATTGGGTAAATGGTGGTAAGATTTATGAGATAGATGAAGAGGCCACTAACAAGTATTATGTAGACGGAGAGGCAAAGATGCGTAAAAGGAAAGCCCAAAAAGAAAGCGATGAGCTATTGAAAGGCAATGTACTGAAGCACGTATTGAATGATGCTTTGGCGGATCATGTGCCTATGCCTGAGCGCAACATCCCGGATGTGAACAAGATTAAAGAAGCGGAAGCCGAATCGCCTTCGGCAACATTGCAAGAGATGAAAGCTTTACTTGATAAGCATAAAATCAAATATCATCACCTAGCAAAAGAACCCAAACTCACTGAATTATTAGACCAAAACAATATCAATTATGCCCATTAAAAATATAAAAGATTTAGAAAAACGGCTCGGCCTTGAAGAAGGTGTGCTGGCAAAAGGCTTTACAGAGGATGAAGAAGTAGAAATTTCCTTGCCCGAAGTAATAAGAACCAAAGAAGAGGACGACACCTTCAAAGCTACGCTAACAGAGAACATTAAAAGTCAGGCAAAGTCAGACTTTAGTAATCTGAATTTAGAAATGGCCATTAAGCAAGCCAAAATAGACAGAGGCATGGAAGCGTTTGAAGGCAAAAAGGACTTGAATATCTTTCTAGATGCTTTCCAAAATAAAGTTTTGGAAGATGCCAAGATAGAGCCTGATAAAAAGATTCAGGAACAAAATGAAAGCCTGGGAAAGTTGCGCATAACAATACAAGAGCAAAAGGATTTATTTGAAAACCATGAAAAAACCTTCAGTCAATTCAAGCAGCAGACCACAATAGATAATATGTTAATGAGGGCTATTCCCGAAAGCGGTCTGAATATCAGTCGGGATCGTGCGTTGATCCTTTTTAAGAGTGAATTTAATACCAGCCTTGAGGACGGCAACCTTACCTTTTCTAAAAACGGTGGCGGTATCCTAAAAGACAAAATGGAATCACCTTTGAAGATAGATGTTATTATGGGGGATTTTGTTAATGACTTCCGAAAGAAAGCCGAAGGCGGAGCAGGAGGAGGCAATGAAAACCCAAAGAAGGGAACGGATGTAGAGGAAGTTGTAGCGAAGTTGGAAGAAGAGGGTAAAACAGATGAACAGATCAACCAAGAACTTCTTAAAAGAACGTTAAAAAAGGAATTTAAAGATTAATTCCTTACTTTTGCAATAATCGGCGGTAGCTGATAAGATATAGGCGGTAGCCAACACTTCTCTAAATCATTTGACTGGCGGTAGCTGGCAGGGATTAATTAAGCGGTAGCTTAGAGGTATTTTCTAACTATCTAATAATTAATCAAATGGCAGATTTTACAACCACCGATCTAAAAACCGCGCAAGTTAGATTGATAAACAGGTTTCAAGCAAATGAATTGCGCTTCAGACGACCAGCAACGTATCTGAATTTCTTACAGAATCAGAACTTCTTTGTTCCCGACAACTCAGTAAGAACACGTGAAGATCGTGCTGTAGAGGCGAATTTTCGCGCCAGTGATCCACCTGCTTTGGGAACGGAACGATTATTTAATCATACTGGCCCAGTAGGGGATTCAAGTCTATTAACCCTCAGTTGGGTTACTCGCACATCTGAATTCCAGACCTCACTAAAGAGAATGGATAACAATTTCTTTACTCAGGCAGATGAATTTGATACAGGCGTTGACAATTGTATTAAAGCCTTTATGAATGGCTTTGAGACATTAGCTATCAACCATCTATTCAACAACAGAAATACAGTAGACTTTGATCAGGGATCAAACGAAGGGACTTTTGATGTTGTTGAAGATACCTTTGAGATCACAAACAGTACAAATGGAGAACGTGCTGTACAGATTACCAAATCTATTCTTGATCTTAATGCTTACTCACCAAGTTATACATTCTATTGCGATGAGACTTCTTTCAACAGGTTTGAAAAAGACCTCCAACAGGGCAATTCTAACTCTACAAACTTATCCTTCCAAAATGAAGGAATTACGTTTGTACGATCCCCTGAATTAGGCCCGTTGTTTGGTGCTCTTGTTTCTGCTTACAGCTTAGGTGCATGGATAGCTATTCAGGACGGGTCTGTAGGTGTAAACACATGGATACCACGCCAAAACAGGGAAGGTAGGGTAACTCCTGAAGATGTTTATTCAACCATGATCAATCCTGTAGATGGTCTGTCTTACGCTCTGCATACTTATGTAGAACGATTTGATGGAACAGCAACTAATTCAGTAAAACAGGATACCAAAACAGAATGGGAGCTATCACTTGACTTGGCTTTTCACGATACACCACTGACGGTTGCCGGTGAAACTTCTCTTTTGGCATTCGCATTAGTATAGGATCATGAAAAAGGCAAAGAAACTCTTAGAGGTTGACATAAATTTTAGTGTTTATACCCAGTATAAAAGCTTATACAAGGACGAAAAGGGTTGGAATAAGAAGATGACTAAGGTTATCAAAGAACGAATGGTAGTAACGGATGATTACGCCGATAGTATCAATGCAGTCTTTGGAAATTCAGGTGTCTTCATGGAGATCAACAAGTCCGAGGATAAGATTTATCAGGACAAGAAAGACCCCAAGAAAAAGTAAATGTTTAACCCGACCAAAGTAACGACAGACTTATCAGGGTTGGTAGGTTATAGGCAACCTTTTAACCCTGATTTTAGCATAGTGGATGCTAATAATCTGCTAAGTAGTTCTGGTTATTTTGTGAATGACAACCCTTTTGCTAAGATTGAGTATCTTAAAGACACTCAAGATTATTCGGGCATATCAGACGTTGACTTTAATACATTTCTGTCGCAACTGATAGATACTAGCATTGTTGATGTATGTAATTCTGTATTCAATGAAGCGGATTATATAGATAAGAATCTACTATTTATTAACGCACAGAATAGGATTGACACTGTTGCCCTGCCTAACGGATTTGTAGGTTTTCAAATCAGGGTATCCAATGAGAAGAACATAGCTTTTGAGATTACAAGGATACTTCTGGACTTCAAAACAACGGGGACATTTAAGCTGTTGTTGTTTAACACATCTTTTACTACACCTATTTTTGAGAAGGAAATTACTATTACCACTGATCATCAGGAAGAGGTATTGAATTTCAGGGTTGACAATTCTGATACTACTTATAAAGGAGAGTATTATCTGGGATATTTGACCGATGGGCTAACCATCACACCTTTTGAACGTGAATTTGAGAGTGCCGACATACAATCACAGTTCACACATTTATCGCTACGCCGAATTTTCGTACCTGGGCATAATACGGAAACGATGTTTGACTTAGATGATGAAGAAAGTTTGGAGAGTTCTATCGGTCTTAATCCTGACATAATGGTCTTTGATGATTTCACTGATCTTATAAAACAGAATAAGCAATTATTCTCACGTGCAATACAGCTAAAGGCTCAAATCAATGCACTGACAAATTATTTAGCATCGCTACGATCTAATAAAAATGAACGCAAGACAGATGAGTTAATAGTGCGTATAACACAAGAGATAGAAGGACAGAATCAGGAAGGGCTATTACGGATCAGTGGGCTTCGGCCGATGCTTTTTGGTGAGATAGCTTCTATTAGAAAGCAGATCGCTAAACTGCGTGAAGGGTATGGAAATGTAAGGATGACAGTTGATACGATGACATGAGCTTAGTGTTAAAAGATAACCCGGTACTTGTAGACATTCAGGTGAACAACCTGCAAAAGCACCTGTTTACGGATTTAACTACCAAGGCATCATGGACAGACTATCAATCATATCCAAGAGTTTATGTTAATGTTAATGGGCTAGATATTATTCCAGAACATTATTTGGAAAGCAATGAATACGAAGATGTATTCTTTGATGACTCATTTAATGTAAGTTCTTTTTTTCTGGTCAATCCTACCAGGGAGTATGATGCTAATTCATTTACCTCAGAGATAAGTATAGTATTTCAGGGCAAGCTAGATCAGCTATATCCCGGGGTGTTACACAGGGCAGATGAAGAGATGCACAACGATATATTTTTGGCTATAAACAGATCAGATGCCATGTTTGAGCTTGAAAGTTTTGTTACAGGCAGGGATAATGTCTATACAGGTTTGACATTATCCGCAGAGTTAAGTGAAAGAATATCACAGGATGATATGAGCGATTTTCACTTTGTAAGGTTTAACTTATCGGTAGAGTACGATGAAAATGATGTTTGTATAGAATGATAATTATAGAAAGATTACAGACGGGCGGTTTTAAGGTGACAGAAAAGGGCAATCTTTTTTATTCATCTAACCTGTGGTATTATAGTTATACGAAAGGTGGGGCATCTATAGCTACTATCTCAATGTCATTACAAGACGGCACAAAAATAACCACCGGGGCGGCAGCCGCAGACTGGACAATTGACGGTGTCTCAGGATTCACAACTATTGATCAGGTAGTAGCTGCACTTGATTTAATAAATGTTGGCGCAAGCAAGCCACGATCTACCAATTACGACTTAGAAGTTGCCATTGGTCTTATTCCTGGCGTTGCATCTTTGGGCATAATATCAAATCAGGCCGATGTAGGACTAACTTTTGCTGACCTGTGGAATGGTGGAGGTAATCTTGTATTTCCTACTGTTGCAGAAGAATGGGAAGTAGTAAGCTCAAGTGTTAACGATACAATAGCAGGAACAGGAGCACAGAAAATCATAATTCAAACGCTTGCTGCTGATTATACACAACAGGCGGAAGTTGAAGTAGATATGAACGGTACAACCCCCGTTGTAATATCGGGAACACATTTTAGAAAAAATAGGTTCGTAACCTCACAAGTAGGCAGTCTTGGTGAGAATGATGGTGATATAACATTACGTGTATCAGGAGGTGGACTAGTTAGGAGTGTAATGAAGGCAGGCGATTTATCGTCTTTTGATTCATTTTTTACCGTACCCCTTGGCAAGACAGCATTTTGGGAGCAAGCGGTAATATTCGCGCCTAAAGGTGAAGACGTAAGGGTAAGGCCCAGAATACAGATCGGCGGCGTTGGCCCGTTTGCTGTTGGTGGTATATCTTCAAACTATCAGTCAAACGTTATATACCCGTTTAAGACATTTTTAAAGCTTCCTGAAAAGTCAGAGATACTTTTCCAGGCACGATCGGATACGAACCCTAATACGTTTGTAACGGCGGTTATGGAATTTAAAATTATTAACTCATCATTGGTGTCTGAGGTGTCACCGGCATTTAATTTTCTACCATGACTATAGGAAGAAATAGAAATACAAGTCCAACGGCTACCGTATCAGGAGGTATTACCTTAAATTCATCTTCATCTACTACGATAGCGGTTGCCAATACAAACAGGGTGTTTTTGCATGTATCTAATAATGACAACGCTATCGGGTTTTGGTTAAAATTACAACCCGCTAGTGTAGACGATGACATGAAGGGCATCTTTATAAGCTCTAAAGTAGGTGCTATTCCATTTTGGGAAATGCCTACGGATAACATATACACGGGTGAGCTATGTGCAATAACGGAAGCGGGAACATTTGAAATTTTTATAACAGAATATTAATAATTATGGCAGATTTATGTAAATGCGGCGGAGGGATAGGCAACACGGGAACAACCACTTGTGCTACCCTATTTGGCTTGATGGATACAATCATATTCGTGAAGACCAATGACACTACAGGAGCAGCGAATTTTCTGGATTTGTCCGTAACACTTAACCAAGCACTTTTTGATGGTTTGGTTAATAACACGGATGAGTCTAAACGCTGGTTTCCTACTACCGGGCATCTGAAAGATGTTACTACTGAAAGGGCAGACCCTACAGAAGAATCAAATTCAGACGGCTCAACGGAATTCATCTCACAAGGTGTGCGACAGTTTGTGGCGCACAATAAAGGTGAATCTACTACTTACCTTGACCAATTTAGGAATCATTCTTGTTCTGATCTTTCATTTTATATGGTAGACAGATCAGGGGCTATACAAGGGATGTGGAGAGATGACGATACCAGTAAGTTATTCCCAATTGAATTGTCTAACTTTTGGACTCGTCTAATGGGTGCTACTGGCGGTACTAACAACCAAAATGTTCAGATGAACTTCCAAATGGCACAGACTGAGTTTGATGAAGACTTACGTCAAGTAAATTCTGAAGACTTAGACAGTGTTGATTTGACTGCACTAGAAGGTTTAAGGGATGCTAATGGTGTTTATACTACTATCACCACAACTACTTTCACTGCGACCATTACATTTGACTATGGTTCACTCCCTAATAGAGAGCCTATCACAAATCTTGTACTGGCTGACTTTGTACTTTTTAATTTTACGACAAGTCTGGCCATCGTAGTAACTACTGTTACTGAGACAACGCCCGGCGTCTCTGGGATATATGATTTTGTATTTCCTATACAAACATCGGCAGATGTATTGCAGTTGACAGGATCAAGAGATACTTTTGACTTGAGTAAGTTAAACCCACCTGATATTACAGTACCATGATAGAAGAATACGTAAAAAAATACATGAACGTTGACGCTTGTAAGGCAATGGGCAAGGAAGCATTTATGAAAGCCCATACGGGTAAACTGCGTGTTGATATTAGCGACTGTTGGGCTTATATTATAAAGCATGGGAAAACTAAGGGAACTGATAAAGAAGGGAGCAAGGCTTAATGCTGATACCGTCCTATTTAAAGTTCTTTCTGATCCCGCTATTCGCAGTGCGGCTGTAAAGTTCATTCGTGATGATCAATTATTTAGAAGAGGTGTAAACGCCGATGATGTCATAATAGGCAGATATTCTATAGCTACTGAGAAAATTACGGGTGGTCTGAAGAAAGCGGGCGACCCGTTTAACTTTACAGATACCGGGGTTTTCAGAAGGTCTATCAGGGCCGATGCAGTTAAGGGTGTAGGGCTTGTGACTAGTGCCGACACGGTTAAAAGGGCTACAGACTTTAGAGATAGAGGTTTAACAGTAGACCTATTAGATAAATATGGAGAAAATATAATTGAACTTACTACAGAAAATACGCAAGATTTGGGGCAAGCTTTTATCTTGGCTAAGCTCCAAAACCAAATACGACGAGAGCTTGGTATACAGCCAGTTTGATGAAATCCCTTTGTTCAATTGGTTTAAGCTGATTGATAAGGGCGATGCCAAATACCTGTTTAAAGACAAACCTGTGAAAGTTGATGTTATGACTATATGGATGGGATTGCAAGATCAATATTTTGACATGATGGGCATATCTGATGAATTCACAAGGATATGGAAAATAAAAGGGGCTATTATGATTGATAGGATAGATATGGCACTTACCGGGAATCTGTTTTTAAATAACAGGATCAGGATCAAGGAAAGGGAATTAAAAGGCTTCCAAATAGATACCAAACCGCAACGAAACAAAGAAATGGCTCAGGTTGCCAAATATCAGAATGTATCTTTTATTGATCCACGCAAGATCAAGGCTGCCGCTTACTATGGTATTATCCAAAATATAAACAGTCATGGGGATAATTAGGGGCGATGAGATAGGCGTAAAAGCAGTCCAGGAATTGGCGGCAGAGTTTGTCACACTTAATCAGACTCTTAGGAAGACTGATGCTGAATTAAAAGAAATTAAAACTACCCTGTCATCTACAAGACTTGGCCCTGGTTCACGATCAGCAGATTTTGCTAAACAAAATAAACAGCTTGAACGTGGCAATATTGCTCTCAAGGAAAGGGAAAGGCAGCAAAAAGCCCTAGTCACAACTACTGAACGATTAAGAATAGCAGCCACTAAAGAAGCCAGGCAATTAGCTGTTATACGCGAACGATTAAAAGAAGTTAACAGGGAAAACCGAGCAACGGCCAGATCAACATTAGGATTAAGCAAGCAGTTAGGATTAGTACGGGCAGGATTTATTAGACTTTCTCAAGCCGCAGGAGTTACTTTAGGAATATTTGGTGCATTCAGACTAATTCGTGGTTCAATCACAGTGATTCGTGAATTTGGGCTAACCATGCAAACTGTAGCGGGTATATTTAGAATATCCCGTGAAGACTTAGCAGCAGTTGAGGAAGAAATCAGAAGAGTAGGGGCTTCATCAGTACGAACAGCCAATGAAACAGCACAACTAGCTGAATCACTAGCAACTTTAGGTAAGACCAGAGAAGAAATAATTGATTTACTTAAGCCTGTTACAGATTTAAGTATTGGATTAAAAGTAACATCTGCTGAAGCAGGTGAATTTTTAATCCAACAATTAAACGCTTTTGGTAGAGGTTCGGCGGCGGCGGCAGAATTTGCTGATGTAATAGCAACTATAAGAACCTCTACCACGCTGAACTTTGAGAAAATGAAAGATGCCTTTGCATTTCTTTCTCCTATATCTAGACTATTGGGTGAAGACTTAGCATTTACAGGAGCTATAGTAGGTATATTAGCTGATAACGGGCTAAAGGCTGCAAATTCTGGTAGGTTACTTTCTACTGCGCAAATAAAACTTGCCAAATCAGGATTGACGCTTCAGGACGGTTTGGATAAAATAAATATCGCAATTGATGAAGGAAGAACAGGGGTTGAATTACTTGCTATTGCTGGTGATTTATTCGGTGCAAGGGCTGCTAAAGTGGGTGTTATTCTTGCCGAGAATACGGATATTATTCAAACAAATGCCCAAGCAATAAGAGATAATGGAGGTGCATTACAGGATTTAGTTGATAGTCAGTTGATGTCTTTGGATGCTGAACTTAAAATATTAAAAAGTAGGTGGGAGGATTTTATATTAGGAACCAATCAGGCTACAGGGGCATCAAGGGGATTAAGCAGAGTAGTAAGGTTTTTGGGGCAAAATATCAGAACCATTGTAAAAGTAATTTTAATAGCTGTAACAGCTTGGGGCTCTTATAGATTGGTATTAATAGCAATTAGTCTAAGAACTAAATTATTGAATTTTGGCGTTAATGGATTAAAAGTTGCAATGGCTGGCCTCACTGGTGGAATAAAAGCAGCGATAGTATCATTTAAGACGCTAGACAAGGTCACAAAGGCAAATATAATCGGTGCTTTAGTTTCCGTAGTACTTACGGCAGTGGTAGCATTTAAAGCATTTGCATCAGGAGCCAAGGAAGCGGCAGAAGGGCAGAGAGAATTAAATAAATCGGTAGAAGAGGCGATAGAAATAGATCGGCTGGTTAAAAATATTGATGAAGCTAATTTACGCCAGAAAAAGGACTTATTGGCTCAGACATTAAATGTAATAGAAGCTACCCAAGATTTAATTCAAGAAGAAGAGATTTTAACTAAAGAAAACAAACGTGAAGAAGAGGCATTAGGTAATCTTGGCAAAAAGATGCAAAATCTATCAACTCAACAGTCAGATGCACTAGTACTCAATGCTGATTTAGTAGAGTCTACTAAAAATTTAAATCTTGCTTTTGATGATGGGTCTAAAAAGACAGTAAACCTAAAAAATCAATTGGCATTATTACAGAAACAATTGGAAACAATCAAAAAATCAATTGAAGATACTCCTGATATTAGTATTTCTAGGGAAGAAACCAAAGAACAAAGGAAGGCGAGAGAAAAAAGGGAGAAAGAGGCATTCAAATTACGTGTGAAACTTTCAAGAGATTTAAACGCAGCCTTGGCAGAAGAGAATGAAAAAACGGGAGTTCCTAAAATTGTTCTTGATGATTTGGAAGCACTTAAAAAAGCAGACGAAAAGAAAATACAGGAAAATAAAGATACGCTTGATACTATTGTAAAGGACACAGAAGAGTCTATTGCTAAAATATCCAAAGCTCAACAAGATGCAGCCGATGCAGAGCAAAAAAGACAAGAACAAACCATTGAAAACCTTGAAAATACTAAAGAAGGATTAGGTGGGATAGTTGATTTATTAGATGCTATAAAATCAGGAAGCCAACAAGCAATATTGGAAGGGGTATTTAAAATTTTAGAGACAGCCGGAGGGGCAGCAGGCATACCGGGATTCTTCAAAGGAACAACCGATTCACCCGAAGGATTAGCCAAGCTTGCTGAACATGGAGCAGAGATAGTTCAAACAGGTAAAGGGGCTAGTTTAATAGAAGATAAAACAGTAGCGTATTTGCCAAGACACTCTACCGTTTACACTGCCAGCCAAACCAAAGAAATATTAAATCAGACGCGGGGTATGGCGAACTTCAATTTAAGCGATTCTACTGCCGGGATAGGTAATGCTATCAAAAACCAGACAAACACGCTAAAAAGTGAGCTTAGTGACGTTAAGCAGGCAATAAATAGTATACCAGGGTATCATGTGGACTGGTCAAACCTAGTGGATGGGATACGGGAAACAAAAACAATGAAAAATAAGAGAATAATTACTCATTATTCCAGTAACGTATGGGAACAACACAGGAAATAAGGCACTTTTTAAACGGCAAGCAAATCATTCCACCTGTTGAATGGAAGACTATGCAGTTTGAAGCATTGTTTTCCCGTAATAGCATTGAGGCATCAATTAAACCTATTGAACTTACATTTGTCAATGAAGCGGCAACAATAATCACGGATCATATAAACGGGCAGTTTGGCATATTTGTACAGATACCATACAATACGGAGATTACAAAAAACGGTTCAATATTCAGGTTCGCTAATTATCTAACTGAAATAACTGAAGTAACACCCGTAAAATATACCGCAACGCTTGTAAAGATAAATGGTATGAATGATCTGTTGGCGAAGGCCGAAGGTGTTACATTCAAAGAATTAGTGGATTCAAAGGCTATTACGGTATCGGATTATACTTCAGTTCCTTTTCAAGTAGTGCCTACTAATGATGATTCATTAACGGGATTATTACAGTTTATTGTTTTCTACTTATTTGATCGCTTGGTACAAGTTGCTAGAGATGACGCTGAAGATGATAATACAAGTACTTCAATAGTAGCTACAGGAACCCCGACAAGCGTAGCCGCAGGAGCGAAACAGAAGTTAGGACAAACTATCATATTTGCTCTTTATTATGCTATTTTAGCAGCGCAGGTAGCATTACTTATTGTCGCAATTATCAAGCTATTTGAAGATCGTAGGGGTACATTAAAGGGAATAAGTCTAAAGACTCTAATAGAAAAAGGCATAGACTCTCTGGGCTATGACGGCTTTGAGACTGACATCACGGAGCTAGAGGATGCTATTTATATTCCTACTATGACCCAATTGGTAGAAGATAAAAATACCTTACTTGGTGTGAGGTCTATTGGCATACCCGCCGATGGTGAACCGGGGGCCACCCTTGCGGGCGTAATAAGAATAGTGACAGCATTTGGCAATACCAAAACAGCGGTTATCAACAATGTATTCCACCAGCGCAGTCGTGGCGACCTATTTTGGCAACAGAATGCTAAATATAGGCGCAAGGATGTGCTCAATGAAGAGTTTAAATTCAATGATGATCAGTTAAATCGCACCAAGATTATATCGTATATTGACGATTCAAGTGACGACTATACTACTAGGGAAACAGAAGGTAAGATCTTTACCGTAGTTACCAGTATAAAAGGCGGTGGTGGAACAACAATAACAGGCGAAGAGCGTATACAGATACCACTTGCTTTAGGATCACGCAAAGGAAACCTTAATTTTATTGAAGAAATATTATTAGGTCTTGCAGGGATCGCGGATAGTTTACTCAGGGCATTTGGTCAAAAATCTAATTTGGCCAAAGGATTAACAAACCGTCCTGAACCGATGAAGATTTCACAGCGTACGTTTTCGGTTCCTAAATTAGTATTTACTGAGGGTAATGGGTTAAGACCTAACCATAGAGAGAAAATATCCACTGAAACCCTTTATGAAAAGTACTATGTATATGATAGCTTTGTAGAAGGATCGGGGCAATTGAGGCTACCCAGGTCGGTTGAACAAGAATCTTTCCACCTGGATAATTGGATAGAAATAATAGAAAGTGGTGAAATTATACCTACTGAAGGCGAACGTGAAGAAGCAATACAATTGTTATGGACTGCTGCGGCAGATAAGGCAGAGCTTACCTATGCAAAACATCAACAATACACCAATAACCTGCAAGAAGAAAAGATAAATGGATAACCTAAAAAAACTTATAAAACAATCAGGCAAAGCAACTAAACGACTTGGTAAGCTTACGGGTGAAATTCGCAGTCTTGCCAAAACGCCAGAAGATAAGATGATAGCCAATAAAGCACTAAATTGTATACGAGAGGGTAATCTTGATAAGATGATAGCTATGATGGGCGATATGCAGCGTATATCGGGGATGGAACGTAATTTAGATATTAAAACATTTGAAAACTTAAAAGATGTCGTTACTGATCACAAGTAGAAAATTCTTCTCAGCTCTAAGAAATGGCGACGACTTTTCGCTTGACACAGGCGATTTCGCTACGCATCCCAAAGGATTCATACAAGGGCTTAAACGTGCTGATTACACCTTACAATTATCCTGGGAAAGCACTGCGGATATAACAAATTTATTTGATTATACTAATGCACAGAATCTAATAGAAAGACAATCGGGGTCTTGGCTGGATGATGATTGGTCTATAGGTGATACATTTCATGAGTTTCAGGCGGGGGTAAAAACAACTTTTGAAGGCACTATTACAAATCTTACCGACTTAGAATTATTTTATTCTATTGATGCGGGTGTACCGTTAACCGACGCTGGCGGGCCTTATTCGGATGTTGAATTAAGGGGTACAACGGCAAAAACTGCTATGGTCTTTAAGTATGGGCTAATAGAAAATGATGATACTGTTAATTATAACAATGCTTTCACAGGGACAGAACAATTTTTTAAGGTAGATGGCCTTACAGGTGAATTAAAAACTGCTACGGCTGATGGTGGCGAACCATTATGGAAAACAGGTGAATTACAAGTTCTAACAAATGGCTTCGTTTCTACCTATGTTCAGGAATATGAAATTGAGCATGTATTCAGGGTTGTTCCATACCATTTAGAGGGTGAGACCTTCGGTGATCCATTGGGGGATTTTGCGGGTGAGTCATCACCTACTTACGTAACTAATTTTGAGATCAGAACGGTTTTATCAGACCCCAATACGGCGGTAGTAGCAGAAGATAGTCTTTTGTTGGGCAACTACGGCACTTATGGCGAGAATAGAAACGGTGGCCTTAGTACTTATGGATTTAAAGACCTGGTTTATACTAACGAGGATACTGCGATAGTTACAACGGGAATAGAAAAATCAGCAGTCACAAAAATAGAATTCACACTTACCAGCGATAATGGCACATTGGTAACGGCAGCTACGAGGTACGTGTTTTATGTTAGCAAACTGCCAACGGATGCAGAGTATACCGACCAAACAGGTAATTATGATGAAATATGGTTATCAGACTCACATAGCGTTGTGATAGGATCAGCGGTAGCTTTTGGCGGTATCATAACAAATTTAAATAGTTCTTTAATTGATGCCAATAATGTAGCGATAGAAGTAATTCTTGAATATTCCACGGCACAACAAGCACTAATAGAAGAAGGTGCTGAATTTCTCATCTCAGTATCGGTAGAAGACCAAACGACGACAGTAGATACCTCTGATGAAGAAATTGTAGAGATAGATCGGGACGAATATGTGATTAATGCAGATATTCCCGGGCTTTGGGCTTATACCGAAGTTGTACATTATCCACATACTTTTGAAAAGACAACAGCGGGATTTACAGATTATAAAGGATGGATTGAAGATGGGATATTAACAAAATTTACGGGTGAATTAAGCCTTGATCTTGATGCTCTGTTGGATTCAATGACCTTTAGATTAGTAGCGTTTAACCCAACGACAGAAGAATTCTTTGAGCTTCAAAATTTTGTCTACGTTTTTAATTCTGTTTTTACGCAAGACGGGGGATTTACCACGCAACAGATAACCTTAGATACTACACGGGGCTTTAATTTAAATGTAGATGACCAGTTCAATGAAGTGACTTTAACGGGTCAAGCAAGGGTATCAAATCGTCAACCAATAGAAGGAACAATAGCATGGAAAGCCAATTGGCAAGACTGGCTTGCGCTTGACGGTGCAGATACAGTATTTTACGATGCTGCTGAAGAGAATGACGGACTCAATAATAATATAAGCCGCTATTCACTAAAAGAGGGTTATGAGATAAGGATATTTTTAGAAGCCGGGATTACAGAAGGAAATTCGGTAACTACCTACCGCCACAAGTCAAACACCATTAATTTACTCAATAGGGACGAAGCACCACCGCTAGACCCGGGATGGACGGCAACAGTAGAAACATTTAACGAAGCAGGAACAATTTCGTTTGGAGTGGGTATTGATGCAGGAATTTCAAGGGATGCAAATACCCTATACAGGACAACATGGGCCAAGGGGATAGCACCGATTCCGGCACTACCACAAACGGCTGCTCACAGAATTCAGGAGATAGACGGCACATTTAACAATTGGGAGTTATCAACATTCCGTGACCCACCGCCTAATAACTTGCTAATCCCTAAAGACGGTGAAGACTTTTTAGTATTCGTAGGCTTTACTGCTAATGACCTAACATTTGTTACTGAATGCCTGATAGATCATACAAGGTTAGAAGATGATCGTTGTTATCGTTTGGGTTACAGGACATGGAATGAGCCTACACTTATACCACTGCCAGTATACGATATAACAGCCGACAATACGGACGGTCTGGCAGCAGAGATCATTACAGATCAAGCCAGCGATCCAACAGGGGCAACAGATTATCGTAATGATCCGACTGCTACCACTACAATAATCGTTCGTCGTGATGATCCAGCCATAACGGATATTAATTTGCTTGATGAGCTATGGCGATTTACGGAAGATAATGGCGATATAATAGGAACATTTGATTTCTCACAAGGTGTTTTATCTGGACTTTCGGGCGCATTAAAAACAGATATTCAAAATGCCTTTGCAGGCGATGTAACGGACATACCACCGTCTAACATAGTTTATGATAAAAACGATGTGCATGATGCTTACAACTCAATTATTCAAGTAGCTATTGCATGGAAAGTGACAGGTAGCTTCCTTGATCCAACAAACGTAGAAAGTAATTTAGATACTATTGATGTGCCTATCTTCCATATAAGCTCTCGTTGGTTCGGGCCTGGCCATGCTAAATTATTGTTAGCTTCTGAAAATACCGTTGTTGTTGCTGATCAGTCCAATTCAAGAGTCAGGGTGATGACATTTATTGATAATACATTCAGGGAAATCAATGATTCTGAGGTAATCGCTATTATAGGTGCACCTCAAGGGCTGGCAGTAGATCAGTTAGACGTAATTAACGGGCAGCCTGTAATCTATTGTCATCGTTTTAATACCGGTCAGGTATTTGAGATGGTCAAAAATGCAGGTGTAGGATGGACAGCAACGGTGATTATAACGGGTGTGGGCGGCGGTGTTAATGCAGATATAGCCATTATAGAGGGGCGAAGGGAAAACGGCAAGCCAGTACTGATAACAGCAGCATTCGGTAATGAGCTATCTGTAGCGTGGTTTGATGGTGCTATATGGAAGCGAACTTTAACTAATGCATTACCGGGACATTCGGGACTTTCTACTTGCGTATCAGATTCTATAGGCAGGGTTTACTTGCAAAATAGGGGCGATGGTTCAGGAATAGCAAACAGGGGAGGAAACATAGAACGATATATTTACAATGGAAACCTGCAAACAGATGCGATAGCTACGGTAGCCGACTTTGTAAACCAATGGACAGGAACGGTAATACTGGGAGATAATGCTGCTTCAGGCAATATAGACGGTGATGGTGCTACAGCACGTTTCCAAGCAAATGAAGAGCTTGAGATATTGGAAGAAGATTCTAACAATAATCCTACCTTGTGGATAGGGCAGAGGGCAACTCTATTCGGTTCTAATGAAATATTCAGGGTATGCACACCCGATAATATATCAGTCCCGGCGGCGGCAAACTGGACGGTAGAATCACCATTCCAGGCAGCAGCAGGAATTGATGGCCATGTTGATGGTACGGGTAGTGTGGTTAGGTTTGGTGAACTTCATTTGGGTAGCTTTATAAAATCAGCAACTGAGATTATTGCAGTAGATCAGACAAATAATAATTTTAGATTTATAGACCTAAATTCCAAAGACGGTTCAGTAGATAATGTTGTGGATACGGTTGTCCCTGATGATAAGTCCACAACACCGGGGCTTGTAGAGGCTAAAGCATTTTGATATGAAAACCAACGCAGACATAATAAATTATAAGACAATGGGCCTTTGTATTAAGGTTAAAAATGATGGTAGCACTGATTTTGAAACCTTTGATATGGATGATAACAAAACAGGTTTTGAAAAGTACAAGCAAAGCGGTGATCCTGACAAGTACAAGCCCGAAAAACGATTGATAAACAAAGGATTATTTACCTTTCAGTTTGACTATTTTCAGCTTTGGGGTTATGCGCGTGGTTGGGAAGATTTTGACGATAGCGTAGATATTGCTATATTATCATCTGAGCTGGATAATTTAGTAGATAACGGACTTCAAATATGGCTTCCTAAATGACTATAGAATCAACATTACCGAACGGCACACCAATGACCCAGGATTTACTTGGCGGATCTGTGGAGCTTGTATGCTTTGACATTCCCGAAAAGCTATGTGATTGTGATATTGGATGTTGCTATGAAGAACTTGCATTGGTAGCCACTAATGATTCACAAAATTGTGAGACAAGTGATACTTCGTCTGTCCTATATCAGTTACAATTAACAGGCGATACGGTTGTTATTCAATTATTAAAGCAAGATGATTCGGGTACAATTGTAATCAATGAACAGAATTACGTCGTTCAGGCAACAATTACCGATAACACTTTGGGGACATTCTTTGCTAAGGGTACAATCTCAGGGCATCCACTTAAGGCTGGCTTTTTAGCAGATTGGGAGCTTATTGAAGCTGCTGAAGGTACGGGTAAATATGTAATACGTGGTAATTTGACCATCGCAGGGCAAACCTTTATAAAAGACAGCCAAGTGTATAGGCTAATGAACTGGAATGTAGATGATAATCCACAATTGGCACATCAGACAGTTAAGATAGAAACTAGTCAAAGTGGACAGATTACAGGGGGCTTTGACTATTCGGGTATGGATTGGGTGCAAAGTGTACGTGTTCGTGGCCGATTGTGGAACAAACAACGAATATTAGAACAAGAGCAGGGTGAAACAGCCGATAGACGGTTATTTCAGATTCAGGACAAGATAGGATTTCAATATACATTGGAGCTTGAATATATTCCTAGCGTCATAAGTAACTTAATATTAGATGATAATTTAATAGCTAATACGGTATTGATAACAGATTTCAATATCTTTGCCAATGAACGGTATAGAGAAAAAGAACTGAAACTCGCTGACTACAATGAGGGTATATTCTTTAAAGAGAATAAGGACGGCAAGTTCCAGATCACAATGAATGATGTGTCACAAGTACCATTAAAACGAAATTTAACTTAAGCAAAGCAAAAATGAGCGAAGTACATAAGATAGTTTGGAACGCTACAGGCAAGACAACAATTGATAATAATTTATCTTCTTTTATTGATACATCGGGATCGGGTGTTAGAGCATTTTCGGCTACATCTGGATTTCAATGGTTATTTCAGGAATTAACAACTGATGAAGCCAATGATCTTGATACTTATGTAGACGACACTAATATTTATGACGGTTCCCTAAGCGGAGGTGGGATACCCATACCATGATAAAAATAGAACATACGCCTATTATAATGGTTTCAATAACTCTGATTCTAATTACAGGAATGTTCTTTGGGTTTAATACATCATATTTATACCCATATCTATCAGAGATCATGGGCTATAGTATTCTTGCAGATATTTTCTTTATTAAGTACTCTAAAAGCATCGTCCAGAAGGCGGCAGCTTGGGCTTTGTTGTATAACAATATATTCAATTTAGCGTATAGATTATTCGGATTTGACAAAGCAGATTATACATCAGCTTACGCCAATATTACGATCCTAAGTATTGGATTTATATTCACTTTCTACCTTCTTAATAAAAAACAAAATGCAGACACTAAGTAATCTATTTATGATTGGCGCAGCCGTAGCAGGAGGCGCAGTACTTGATAATTCAGTCCAGGGACTTCAGCAAGTTGATTCCCTAAATGTTCAGGGTATCGTAGAACTTTTAATTGGCCCTTTTGGGGCGCTTATAGCCTTTGTTATTATCGGTTGGTTTCTATGGAAACAGAACCAGAAAAAAGACGAAACCATACGCAAGGAACGTGAGGATAAAGAACAGATGTACAAGGACATCATTGAAGAACTAAAAAGAGACAAAAAGTAATGAGTGCCGTGATGATTATTGGCATAGTCAGCCAAGCTGTAGGTTGGATTTGGTTTTACAGATACATCCACATGAATGGTCACATGAAGATGTTCGGCACTTATCCCGGGCCTGCACTTATTGAATATTCCTTTCCCAACGGCAAAGGACGGTGCAAGATATTATGGGCTAATAAAATGGCACATGATTTAATACAACGTAAGGATTTGATAGGATTGAATGCAAGTGAACTGATAGTTACCCCGGGAAACAGGGAATTTGCTATGCTAATGCAAAAGGCGCTAACTGAATTGGAGATATATAAAACAGCGACATTTGAATATCAGTATATTCGTGGTGATGGTGAGCTTATAAAGCTAAGAACTGAATTATTCGTAAAGTACAATCATTTTCTGAGGTACTTTTTTAAGATCAATAAGTTGGTGTCTATAATGGGGTATACTGTGCGGGCGTTTTAAAAGCGAATATTGTATTCCTTTCTTTAATTTTATTATTTTTATAAGTTAAAAGGCAACTGCCTAAATATTTTCTCTCGCTTTTCACTCGGCAAAATTTTGTAAGCAGTTTTATTAAATCGTGTTTATAACGATGTAATATTGATGCTTTTTTAATTATTTTACACCCATTCTCATATACATAAATCAATCCTGCAAAACTTGGTACTTCATTTTTATTAATTAAATTTTCTGGACAAGCATAATAAAAATAATTTGGTATTCCTTTTTCAACTTTTGCATTGTAAAATTTCCACTTAGATTTTTTCGCATCAGCCTTGAAATCTGATCTGCTGATTTTTACTTCATATTCTACTGTATAACCACTTTTCAATATTGAAACAACATCAGATTCACTACAATAGAAAATATTGCTGACATTTTCACAAGGCAAATTACCTTTCAAAACTTCTTCTTTACATAATAATTCTTGTATTTCTTTTGTATTCATTCTCACATAACAAAGTACAAAAGCCCACCAGGTTTTGATGGGCTGATTTTATTTAAATATAACAATATTCCTCACTAATAGCAAAGAACACAGCGAATATACAAAATTTAGTTGTAATCTACAACCTGTCTTTCCCTTCCGTAAACACTTTTACGTCTGTAGGGTCGCCAGCAGCCACATTCCCGGTCGGGAAAGTAATGTGTGCGCACTCATGGTTGTTGTTCATATTTTTGTGTTTACAATCATTTCTTAAGGATCAACAAGCTAAAATCTATTATGGGATATTGTGCAAGAGTATTCTAATTTGTATTAAAGATAGGATCGGATGAGTAAGTCTTGACAATAGGAAATTTTATTTTATTTTTCATCTATAAATTCATGTACTTGTTTAACAATCCACTCTAATAAGTAACATTGAGGTTCATCATTTTTTAATTGAAATTTTATTTTGTAGTCCTGAAAAATAAAAGATACTATATGTAAAGCTTCATGCGCAATAATCCCAGCATCTACATCTTTTTTAAAAGCTAAATAATAACGTGCATAGCCATTTTTTGCATAGGTTCTGAATGTAATTGCATCAAATCCATTCGTAGAAACAAGCTTGTGTTTTTTCCTTACGTATTTTAGAGTTTTAGAATGGTATATTGTCAAGTCACCACCATAAATAGGAATGTCAATTTTCTTTTTTTTCATTATTTATTCACCTTTGATTCCATAACGTTTGCAGCCTTATAAAGCCCAAGTATAAATATAGTAAATGTTGACCATTCCCCAAAAGTGGAAAACTTTAAGAATAGGGCTGTTGTTGCCACGCAAAGCACGGACACGGAAAGTATTAGTTTCCTGGATGTGAGTCGGCTTTTGAAATTATTGATCTGTTTTTCTGTCATGGCTAAACTTCTTTTATATTATTTCATTACTACTATCATTGAAGGGAAAGGCGCATTCCATTTTGCACCTTGAAATCTCAATCTTCCTTTAATGAATCTGATCTGATGTTTGCCATAGATATATTCATGAAAATGTTTAGTATCTGTCCTTGCAGGAATTAACATGACAACGGTAGTATTTAGCTTTTTAGATTCACAAAAGCATTTATAAATCCATCGTTTTAATTCACGGGAATAGGGAGGATTGCAAAATACTGTTTCTCCGGTCCAGTCTTGGATTAATCCGTTGTCCTTTAGAGTATAGAATTTTTCACATTTGGCAGTATCAATAGTACAGCATGGATCTAAAGTGAAATTAAATTCTTGGTTTAATAAATTGAATAAATCTTGTGGAGTCTCCCAATCCTGAGAATTACTTGTGAATAATCCTTTATTCATTTGTTTCTCAGTCATTTCATCAGTTCTATTTTAGCTGCCTTTTCGCTGACCTTTGTTATATAGTCCTCCGATTGGGTTTTAAGCCACTTCGCCCTCTCAACCGCATCGTTCGCAGTTTTAAAATGTTGCCTATGGTTAAAGGCGAATTCCATAACTCCGTCAATGCCACCGCGCATTGCAGCAAATACTATGCGAGCGTCAAGCTCTATATTCTCAGTGAATTTACTCATATCTATTTTATTACTTTAAACACCCAATCAGGATACAGGGCTTTGGTTAGTTTGAACTTTAGCCGCCAAACTTCAGTTATCGGCCCTTTGCATTCATGATATTCTATTGATCCGTCCGTTAAATAAACCTTAAAATCAATGAAATAATTGGCTATGTGTACATCGTTTACATCAAGGCTTATCTTATGTTGACGTTCCCACTTTTCAACTTCCCCGGCTTTGATTCTCCAATCCAGGTTCGCAGCATATTGAGCTTCTAATTTAGAGTCATAGGAATATCCGTTATAAGTTTGGCGAATATTCCCGTACTTGTTGCGGTTGAATATGGTTTGTTTCATGTAGCTTTTGTGGGTCATAGCTTATATTATTTGATATGATTTACAACCCCGTTTTCATCAGGATCGCCCCATTTTCTATTGTAATTAATTTCCATTTTGTTTTCAATACACATTTGTATACTTGAATACGTCATTCCCTCACATTCAGCAGCACCAAATAAAAGAATAAAACAATCTGCGAATTCAAGCCTACTATCCTTATCTTCTTTTATATCGGCTTCAAGTTCTTCCAATTCCTGTTTTAAATGTGCAATCTTTGATAATGCGGTTGCGTGTCTAAACGTTTCCCTTTGCCAATTGATGACTTTATGAAAATTTATACTATCCATACCACAAAGATAAGAAACATTTGCTTAATACAAAGTTATTTTGTAACTTCGTAGGGTATAATAAATATATTATGACCACACAAAAAGATACAGCAACACTTGTACAAGAAATTCACACAGAATTTTATACCGAAGTTGACAGATTGATGGAGTCCATTAAAGTTATCCCACAATCAGAAATTGTTAGGGCCGAAATAAAATCAGATGGATTGATATACGGTAACGTCCAGAATTACAAAGGCGATATTCCCGAAAAGAACATAAACGAAATTGAGAATTTCTCCATAGAGGATATAGATTTAGTGTATGAAAATATTGCATGGGGCGGGGCAAATATTGCTTCGCATAAGGACTATTTGCAATATGAAGAGAAGAAAGCGCAAGCAGTAAGGCCAGTGGAAATAATAGAAGAACGAGGGACTGCTATTTTTAGTGCTTTTAATTTTCCCGTAATATCACCAACATTTACGATGTTTAGTGGGGATATCAGTAAAGCACCCTTAGAAATAGCCGCTCCTATTAAAGACTTTAATACTAAAAACATGGAGATTAAAAAGAATAAACTTTCAAAAATCCAAGTTCCTGACCCGGTAGTTTTACAGCCTGTATATTGTGATGGCCAAAAACATTATCTAATCGTTACAGCATGGGGTGATGAAGCGAGTGATGAACTTGTGGTAAACGAAACGTCAAATTGATGAAAAAACTATCTGAACAACTAGCGATTGAATTCGGGCTTGAACCTGAAATGATCCAAGCGGTTATGGAAGTAGAGTCTTCCGGCAGTGGTTTCTTCACCGATTGGGAAGGCGAACAAAGAATCAAAATTCAGTTTGAACCGCATTGGTTTGTAAGACTACTAAACAGAAAAGATCGTGACGCTCATTATACGAGAGGTAAACGCGGCTCTTACAAAGTTTATGTAGACGGGGAATTCATCTTAGAAAACCGGGTAGAGCGACAATTAGAAGAGTGGGATGCTTTCATCAAGGCTTGCGCAGTTAACTTTGAAATAGCTCACCTTTCTACTTCTTGGGGATTGGGCCAAGTAATGGGCTTTAACTTTAAGGTCGCAGGATTTGACAGTGTTATGGATATGGTTGATGCTTTTGAATTAAATGAATTAGAACAGGCTAGGGGAATGATGAACTTCATTAGCGGCAATAATCTACTGAGGCATTTAAAGTCTAAGCGTTACGATCTGTTTGCACGTGGGTACAATGGCAAAGGATATAAGATGTACAACTATGACGTGCGTATCAAAAAGGCATACGAGCGATTAAAGAAAAACGGCACTTACGGGAAATCATTATGAGCGATAAATATATTTTAGTATTTGAGACGATGATATTTGGCGGTGAAGATGATGGTTATCAGGACAGGTATTCCACATGGGATGAGGCTGTCAAGGGTCATAGATTTGCATGTGAGAAAGTTAATGTAAAATCACAATGAATTATAGTTTTGATCTTAGATATATTGTTTATACGCAAGTGAAATACGGACAGGCAGTTTATAATGGGAATTATAATTTTGAGACCTTCAAGGATTGGTGTAAGCGTAAGTCATTTGAAAGAAAAATCCCCAATGTACCTGAAACTATTATAGTAGATATATCAAATGGAACTTTTAGACGGGATACATCAAAATTTAAAGAATAGAACAATGAAACTAGACTTTTACGATTGGGTAACGGCACTATACATTTATAATGTAGCAATATTATTAAGTATAACAATTTCGGCTTTGATATGACTGTTTTACTTAGAACATTAACTAAGAAGAGCATTTTAGGATTCGGTAAATTTGCCGATTGTAAGGTTGGTGATCTAATGAAAATCAGTATAAAGGAAATAGAATATTTAGTTTGGGTATATTATCATATGAGCATGATTTCATACCATAATGACATATTAATTGAGCTCGGAATAATTGAAGATTTGCAAATTGATAAACCGGGTAAAGAGATGAAAAATTTTTATAGATGGAAGATTGATGCTCTTAGTGATATTGATAGACTATATTTATACAGTAAAACAAAACATTGGAAGAAGATTTTACACAAAAAAATATCTATGGCGGATCATTATATTTTCTCCCCAAAGAATTTAACACTTTACAATCATAATAAATGACTTTCAACAAACTTGACATACGAGACTTAATATTAATCGTTGTAGCCCTTTACTTTGTGTTTGGCGGTGCAAGTACCCGGCACAACATAAAGTCGCTTAAACATGAAATTAAGAAGATTGAGACTAAAGAGCCTGACAAGATTATTTTCCATCATTGGAATTCTGATATTGATGCTAACGAGCAGGACAGTATTATCGCAGCCTGGGAACGACTCATGCCGTGATATTAAAGAGAATTACTCAAAGACTATTCTTATAGCCCAGGATTTAAAGATTGAAGTCCATAAAAGGGACACAATTATTGATCTTCAGGGTCAGCAGATTAAAAAGGAAAAGAAGCTAGGCAATAAAAAGCGTAATCGCTGGATTAAAATTGCCACTATTGAGGGAGTGTTGTTAGTATTGATACTCTTGTTATAGAAATTACAATAAATATTTGTACCTTTGTAATATGCCAGAAGTAAAATACGTAGACGCTAAAGAGTTTGATCGGTGGATAGAGACATTCATTTTGGAAAAGTCTACGCCACTTTCTAAAATATCACGGCATAGTATCGCTAAAGCTATCAATGTAGAGCCAACTTCCTTTTATCAATTTAATCGTAAAACACATTCCCACACTTTTGTTAAGATGGAAGTCGTTGAAAAATGTGATGAATTTTTTAGGACTAGTTACCGATGGTCGGGGCTTACTCCAAAGCCTATAGAGACAGCGGCATAAAAATAAATCTCTATACTTTCTTGGGAATAAACTAACCTGATTAGGTTATTACAAATATGTTTTGTACCTTCGTTGTGTACTAATACAGACGATTATGAAAAAGGCACAATTTATTCAAACAGCAATTGAGGAGATAGACCACATAATAAAAGTGGCTACAGATAAGGAGAAAGGTAGATTAGATTTCAGACATTTTAACCGCTCACACAATGAGAGGTGCATATACGGGCAAATGACTGGGGATTGCGCATCTGACAGGGCAAAAGAAATTATGCCTAAAATCTATAAGACAATTAGCTATGGGAATGGTTGGGCATTCGGAATGCAAGATTTTACAAGAGGTGAACGGTTTACACCTCTTGAAAAGTATTTATTCATGGTTAATCCTGACACCCAGCTACAAATTATTCAATACATCAAAGGCGAAATAGGAACTCTTAGGTTAATATAATGACCGAAGAAGTAATAGCAGAGCTTGAAAAGTCAGGGATGGTTTACCATGAGAGATATTACCCCTTTGACGAAGACGGCCAGCCAGACAACGAAACTGCTTACCCTTTATGGATAGCGATAGCAGAAAAGCGGGATTATTTATTAGAGCATCAAGGCGAAGAAAATTTAGAATTATGACTATAACTAAAAAAATAGAAATTGCAAAATTTAATCCTTGTAGTGAGGCTGTGGAATTCAGGGAGAAGTTCAAAACATTTGAAGAATCCTGGCAAAATTGCCCTCGCGGTGATTGGATGCTATGGATAGCCCAAAGGTTGAAAGTTGATAAGCGTATTTTAACTCTAGCAAAAGGCAAATGTGTTGAAACGGTTCTCCATTTAATGAAGGATGACCGCAGTAAAGCAGCCGTAAAAGCCGCAATAGATTATGGAAATGGGTTGATTGATGGTGATCAATTAAGTGCTGCTGCTTATGATGCTGCTGCTGCTGATGATGCTGCTGCTTATGATGCTTATGCTGCTTATGCTGCTTATGCTGCTGCTTATGATGATGCTGCTGCTGATGATG